CATCGCTCATTCGCACTGGAGTGAACACCTACAACCTCAGCGGCACCCTCGCATGATCGCCATCCCGTCATTCCGTCCTGCGTTTATGGGAGCGGCATCACCTTTCCCGGTGCCGATCACGCACATTCTTGAGGTTGGCGACAGTATCACAAACCGCAGCACTGTGCGTGATACGGGTTGGAATAGCATGTCCACCAATCCCTCCGGCTGGGGTGCAGCTTTACGGACTGTTTCAGGGCAAAGGTTGCAAGGCATCATGCGCCCCTCGACAGGATTAACCGGATCAGTTGCTGGAAATGATCGTGATTTTGGCTATGATGGAATCGACGCAATTCAGTATCGTTTAGGCGCGGCGTCTGGCCCCGGCGCTTCATGGCTAGGATCTCATGTGCCAATCGAAGCCGTCGAGGCTGCCGCGGCCACAGCGCCAGTCGGAACTGTAATTGTTTGCCACATTGGAACCAACGATCTAACCGCTGCAACAGCTTCTGTCACCCGCGATAGAGTTGTTGCACTTTGGGCAAGGCTTGTGGCTACAGGGCTTCCAGTGGTTGGTACAGATATCCTTCAGCGGTGCGCTGCATACTCCGGTTGGACCACAACCCTCCGCGACCGGGTTAATGAAACCAACGCGCTACTTCGCGCCGCGTGGAGGTCTTCTGGGCTTGCCGCATATCGCCAATGGGATGATCTGATTGACAAAGATGGAAGTGGATACGCGGCGACCACAGAGTTTCCCAATGACTACATTCACCCAACAACCCGCACAGGATACCGTCTGGCCGTTGATTTGTGGTCACTGCTGCAACCGTATGTTACTGCCTCGCCTTTCGCAATTCCAGCAAGCGGTTCTGCGTCGTGGGTTACTCCAAACCCCTATGTTACCGGAGGCACAACGCTCGCAACTTCGTGGGAAGCAAACAGTTTGGGAACCCTTGGCACCAACTACACAGTGGCAAAAGTCACCGATGGAGATGGAACTGTTTGGCAACGTCTTAATGTTCTTACGGCCAACAGCCAGGAAACAATTGGCTTACGTGCCCGAATCACCAGCGGTATTCCTGCCGTTGGAACCGCTTGCCGAATCACAGCTCGTTTCCGCATGGCAGCTGGTCAACAAGCCTCCTCTGTGTGTTTGCTGGTTCATCAAAACGGAGCAGCGAAAGCATGGTTTGATGGCATCTCACACGGCGGAGCAACCGCAACAGTATCCCCAATCCGCGAAATTGACGGGTCATGGAGATTCTTGTCAGAGCCATTCACCATTCAAACCGGAACGGTTCATGTTTGGTGTCTTGTAGCGATCAAGAACTCAGGGCCAGCCACCATCGATTTCCGCGAAGCTGGAATCTTTATAGTCTAAACATACACCCATCATGTCCCAAGACGACCTCCACCAAGTCGCCCAAGTAGACACCCCAAACGGTGTCGAAGTTCCCAACACTCCCCAAGGACTTGCGCTTTGGTTACTCGGCCGCTTCGGCGTCGCAGTAGTCTTTGCTGCATCCACCTTCTATGTCTACCAAGACATGCGAGCGGATCGCGCTGAACTCTTCCGCGCATATCAAGAAAACATCCGCGTCATCTCAGAGTTCAAAGCCATCCTCGAAAACCAAGCTCGCGAGATTCAACGCATGAACGACAGACCAAACTAATCCCATGTCCGAATTCCAAAACTTCTCTTCCTGGTTCGCCACTCAAGGTCTCAAGCACTTCACCGCTTCCGAACTTACCTGGTATTTCTCCAAGGTCCGCAACGGTGTATCTAACGAGTTCCCACCCAAGTCCCTCTGGCCCAACATCATCCCAACCCTCCGAGTCCTGGACCACGTCCGCGAGCACTTCAACGCTCCGGTCACCATCAACTCCACCTACCGTGCACTCCCCTACAACCGTGCAATCGGATCCCCAGACGGCTCAATGCACGTTCAGTTCAAAGCAGCTGACTTCACAGTCAAAGGCGTTTCGCCGTCCAAAGTCTTCCAATACATCGACTCGCTTCGCAAGTCCAACAAAGTCGTAGGTGGCCTTGGCAAATATCCAACCTTCGTTCACCTGGACTGCCGCAAATCAAACGCCACTTGGTAAGTTGCCAGTCTCCTTAACCCAGTTAATATGTCTGAGCAAACAAATGAAGTAGCAGAACTGCTGAACCTTCGGAGGCTGAGTAAGCTGAAGAAGGACTACGGCCTTCTGTTCTATCAGCCGTTTGAGAAGCAGGACATGTTTCATGCAGCTGGTGAATACCGCAGACGGTATGTCAGAACAGGCAACCGTTTTGGGAAATCTACCCTCGGAGCTGCTGAGGACTGTGCATGGGCTATTGGTGAACGTGTCTGGTATCCACCGGGTGATCCGAGGCGGACAGTGGGAATTCCCAAACGCCCTACTAAGGGTTTGATCATTGTAAGTGACTGGGAAAAGGCTAACGAAATTTTCTCGAACAAAGTTGATGGAGTGGCTCAAGGGAAGCTGTTTAAGTTCCTGCCCAAGGAATCCCTTGGAAGTTGTCCAAAGAACAACGCAGGTGTCATTGCTGAAATCAACGTCAAATCCATCTACGGTGGGATGTCAACGATTTACCTCGACACGGTAAAGTCCTTCAAATCCAACCCGGTGGGTCAGGAGTCCTCAGACTGGGACTGGATTCACGTCGATGAACCTTGTCCGAAGGACATGTGGACTGCCAACTCCCGTGGTTTGATCGACCGTGATGGATCCGCTTGGTTCACCTGCACCCCGATCAACGAGCCTTGGATCAATGACATGTTTATTCCCCGGAATAAGCTCAGATCCGAAATCACAGGTCACATCGCACTGGACGAGGACCACTGGATGATCACAGGTAACTCCTACGACAATCCTCACAACACAGAACGTGCGTTGAAGATCTTTGAAAAAGGACTCACCGACGCTGAAAAACTTTGCCGCATCCGGGGTATTCCCCTTGCTTTATCTGGGTTAGTTTACAAGGAGTTTGCCCCGGATGTGCATGTTCTTACCAAGCTTCCGTACGGTTGGGACAGTTGGTTAAAGCCACCAACGAATTACACTTTCAGAATTTACATCGACACGCACCCGCAGACTCCACATGCTGTGTTGTTTGCTGCCACTTGTCCCTACGGGCCAGTCTACTACTGGCACGAGATCTTCCGTCAATGCCTAATCCAAGACCTCTGTGATGAAATCAACGAACTTACAATGGGTTACGAAGTGGAGTCTTACCTTATTGACCCTTCTGCGTTTGTCCTTTCACCTATTGACAACAAATCCTTCGCCGATGTCTTCTTTGAAAACGGTATTCCCGTGGAAAAGGCACCCAAAGACCTCACGCGGGGTATCCAAGAGACTCAGCAATTTCTGGGATCCAGAGTGAAAACTCCACTAGGATCCGTAATCCCCAAGTGCTTCTTTGCTCCTCACCTCACCGAAACCCTCTGGGAATTCGACCACTACGAGTGGGCTCAAGGTAAGAACAAGCCAGTCGACAAGGACGACCACATGATGGAAAACCTCTATCGCTCGGTGATCTCGCCACATGACTATGTCAAAAAGGACGACTCCGACAAGGATGCTATCGAATACAGCACCAAGTTTAACACTTCAATGAAAGTCAACTGATGTTATCAGAATCCGTCAAAGCTGAACTCGCCCGCGCTGAGCATACACAGTTCCACACTGTCATGCTCTCGCGTACGTTGGACCTTGTCAACATGTCTCGGTGCCACATGAAGAACTACTACGGCAAGTGGGACGAGGCACAAGCAGCTTACAAAGCTTATCAACAACTCGACGACGAAGACCGTCGGGCGATTAAGAAAGGCAAACCCACCAAGCAACGGATTCCAGCAGTCTACGCCAAGGTGCAAACCTTCAAGGCTTTCATGCTTTCGTTGTATTTCCAACGTCCCAATTTCTACGAACTTCAGCCAGTTGGTGACGAAGATCATCCATACAAAGAACTCGCTGAAACGCTCATCGCCCGGGAACTCCAAAACAATCAGTGGTTCAACGTCCTTGGACGCTGGGCTACCAACTACGCCAAGTATGGTATCGGTGTTCTCAAGCACTCATGGGAAGAGGACAACGCCTACATCCAAGAAGAAATCGAATCCCCAGTCTCTTCTTTCTTCGGCCTGAAACTCGGCAAGTCTGAGAAGGTCCAGCGCCTCAAGAAAGTTCCCCGCAACTACGGGAACAAAATCACCACCGTCAGTCCCTACAACTTCCTCCCTGACACACGTCACCCGCTGCACAAATTTGAAGAAGGTGAATTCTGCGCTGACGAATGCGACATGCCAATGCACCGCTTGCGGCAATTGGAGTCTGAAGGCGTCTGTGCTGGTATCGAACACGTCGAACCACTCTCCCGCGATCGGGCACAATGGCGGGTTAACAACCTAGCCAATCGCTCTTCCAAGATCAACTACTCTGACCCATCCAAGACTAAAAACCTTGTCCGGATCACCGAAGTCCAGATCAAAATCATTCCCAACAAATTCCTCCTCGCTGACAACGAGCCTCTGGGTCCAGAAACCTACCCAGTCAAATATCTCCTCTGGATTGCCAACGACCAGCGTCTCATCCGCTTCTCACCCTCCAACTACCTCCACGACCGCTTTGTCCACGATGTGGCCGTCTACGAAGAAGACGATGATGAATTCCTCTCACTCTCCCTGCCTGAGCTTATCATGCCACTGCAGGACACAGCTGACTGGTTCTTCAATTCCCGTGTCACCAACGTAGCCCAGAACCTCGAAGACAAGCTTATCATCGACCCTGCCGGTATCGA